TTGCCATGCTTATAGGCGTTGGTGGTGTCGCTATTACGGTAGGACGAGGCAAAACAGCCTTTGATCCAAAAAGCATCACTGGACTTCTTTCATGGATTTCTGCTGATAACGGCATTAAAGATTCAGGCGGTAATTTAATTACGACCGATAATACTACGGTTTATACCGCTACTGATCGATCTACAAACAATAAGAATTTAGTTAACAGCGGTGGAACTGGTCCGAAGTGGCGAAGTGCAGCAAATGGCGTTAATGGACTACCAGCATTGCAATTCAACGGTACAACTGAGTTTTTAAACTTCGCAACAAATGTAACACCATTAGCCAATTTTACATATTTTATGGTGGCAAAGCCGACTCGGACGGGCACCTATGGCTTTGAGAATAGAGCGCAAGGATTGATCGTAGGTGGTACAGGATTGTCAATCGGAATGGTCACAACAAATGCGTATGTAGTTTGTCGAAATGCAGCAGGGACCGTTTTAGACTTTTTTGGCAATGCAACAATGACCAATCAATCTACAGTAACCGTCACTGTAGGAACAGGTGGAGGCAAACTGAGAGTCAATAAAACACAAGTTGCAAGCAATGCTAGCGCAACCGGATTTGGTTTAGGTTCTGCTGCGACAGAATATGTGGGTCGAGATCCAGGAACTTACTTTCAAGGCATGATTTGCGAAATTCTGATATATAATTCAATCTTGTCTACAGATAATGTGAGTTTGGTAGAAAACTATTTGTCTGCCAAATGGAACACATAGGATAAGAAACATGGCACAGATTGACTGGAACACTTTAATGAATGGACAGATGCAGCCTAAAAAAAGATTTCATGGCGCTAATGTTCGTTTTTTCAATGCATATAATGAAAATAAGGAGAAATCGCTTGTCGCTGGACGAGCAATTTTTGATGAGATTCCTTCTATCTCTATTCAATATCCAGGTGGTGATGAGACTGTTCGTAAAATTGAGCCACAAGACGTAGCTGATTACCCAGAGCTATATGCTGCATTTAAGGCTGGTAGTGAGGTTGTAGTAAGCGGAACGCCACTTGCTGAGTGGACATTGATGAACGGTTCTACGCTTCGTGAGTTGCAGCATCTTGGATTCAAGACTGTTGAGCAACTTGCAGAAGCTCATGATGAGATTAAGCGGCGTCTTGGACCAACTGGACGATTTATCAAGATGGCTAAGGATTGGTTGGAAGCAGCTAATTCGACTCAATTCAACGTAGTTGCTCTTAAACAGCAGCTTGAGCGTGAGCAAAAGAGAACAGCTAAATTAGAAGAACAGGTAGAGTTGTTACTGCAACGAGTAGAAGGTAACGAAGGCACTGACCTTCGTTCACATCGAAAGGAGGTGATCCGTTCTATCGAGGTTGATGAGTCGGTTGAAGAAGGTAGCCAAGATGAGTTTGAGGAAGAAGTAGTTCCTGAAGCTCCAAAGCGTAGAGGACGACCAAGAAAAGTATGAGTTTAGCAACCGCAGTTCAAAACGTAGCAAACGAAGCAGGATACACTGTTGAAAGCGGTGTGACTAATTCGACTGAAACAACTACTAAGCAACTGCGCGTCATTGCACAGCGTATAAACAGGGAAATTGCTGATGCGTTTCCCTGGTCTAAGATGTACGCATCTGCATCGATAACGCTGGTGGCAGGGCAAGCAACGTATGCCTTACCATCAGCGTTTTCTTGGTATCACTATGAGACGTTTTGGAATTCATCAACACGTTGGAGGATTCTCGGTCCAATGTCTCCGCAAGAGTATGCTGAAATTCGTGGATATGGTCTTAATACGACTGTATATCAACGCTTTCAGATTCGTGGTCTTACCAATAATGAGCTGTTAATTTCTCCAACTCCTACAGCATCACAGAACGGTAATGTAATTATCTTTGAATATATTGCTGATCGTTGTGTACGTCCTGCAATATGGGCAGCTTCAACTGCATACGCTTCTAATGCGTATACGTTTTACAATGGCAACTACTACCAGACTACTGCTGGCGGTACTTCTGGTGCTACTCCTCCAACTCACACAAGCGGTTCTGTTTCTGATGGTGGAGTTACTTGGACGTATTACAATGGCGCATACAGTGATTTCTTAGCTGATAGTGATGAAACAGTATTTAATCAAAAAACACTTGAGCAGGGTATGCTTGAGCGATTTGCTGAGATTCATGGACTTAGTACAGTGCAACCTCGATACCTTGTTCAGATGAATGAGGATTACTCACGGCAACAAGTTAGTAAAATTATTTATGCTGGTGGTCATACTAGAGCAGAACTGTTTGCTCGTGCTGGCACCGCAGTATTTGGAACATGGACTTAATTATGGCAATGCAAAAACCACCACCACCAGCTAGAGGTATGAACGCGCAAGATTATTACAATACTCTTACATCTCAAGGATTTCGTCCTTGGGAAGCGTATAATGCTGTTCAAGCTAGTTTTGGACCTCCAAAGACTCCACAACAAAGAGCTGAAGAACAAGCATCAGCAGAGCAAAATGCAGCATTAGCACAAACAGGTGGAACTATCGGAGGTTTGTTAGTTGCTAGAGAAGCAATGGCAGGATTTCCAAATGTAGCTGGATTATTTGGTAGCGGGGCAGGAACAGCAGGAGCAACAGCCATGCCAACTGCGCTAGGTGGTGCAGGTGCTCTAGGTGGCGCAACTGGTGCAGGTGCGGGAACGGCTGGTGCCGCAGGTGCAGGGACAGCAGGAGCAGCGGGAGCTGGAACGGGAGCTGCTAGTTCAGCAGGATTAAGCACAGCGGCGTCTGCGGCGCTTCCAGTAGCACTTGCCGTTGGAATGGCAAGCACCATGTGGGAATCTGGAATGAAAGACATCCTCCGTGGTCGGGGCGATAGAGCCGACTGGATAAATCAGGGCGTCAATGTAACTACAGGGTTTTTGCCAAATATGGCATTAAACTTAATGGGCAAACGTTCCATTGGCAAAATGATGACCACTGGCAAGTCAGACGCTCAACTACTTCGTGATGATTTCCGAGGATTGTTAAAAGAGACCGGAGTTGCTGATGACAAATACAATGTGACACTGGCTGATGGATCTACATTCAACGTAGGGCTTGATGGCAAAACTAAATATCAAAACGTAGGTAAAAACATCGATGGCAAAACTAGCAGAAATGCTTGGGATGTAGACTTTTCAAATCCTTTAGCAAATTTTGCTGTAGGGCAAATCGATCCAATGATTCGCAACATTTATAAAGATGTCGATGGCAAAGTAAAACCAGAGCAGTACACTGGTATGCTTGTAAATGCAGTGACGTCAAACGCAAAGTCTGAAAAAGATGTTCTTGCTAACATAAACGCTATGCTTAGTCGATCAACCTTTGCCCAACAAGCAGGTCAAACTGCACCAGGGATGCCTGGTCCACAAGTGCGACCTCCAGCACCAAACCCACCACAAGTGCAAATACCGCCTCAAGCAAAACCAGGAAAAGAATCAATCGGAGATGTTTTAAGAAAATTTGCAAAGAAAAAATAAGGACTATATGGCAGCAAAAGGAACAGCATTGAAAGGAGCATTAGCAGCAGCGCCACGAGGTGGACGAGTAACATCATTGCCAGTAGGCAAGCCACCACCAAGTGGTATTATGGCTGGAATAGCACAAGGAATTGGACAAAATAAAGGATTGCAACGTCTATCTCCTGGCGTATATCGCAATCAACAAGGTCAGCTTGTTAATTCATCTGGTGGTGCTTTGCCTGGTCAACGACCACAACAGCGACCACAGCCACAGCAACGACCACAACCTCCATTCCAAGCTATGCCTGGACAGCAGCCACAACAACCAACATTCCGACCACCAGCACCGTTACCACAAGATGAACAGGCTATGTATTACACTGGCGGCACTCCTAATTTTAATGAGCTTACTGGAATGTATAATCAACCAGCGTCCATGCAATTCCCAATGCAAAATGAAAATTTCAATTATTTCCAAAATGGATTTGGACAAGGAATAGCTGGTCTTGGCAAAGGTCCAGCAATGCTGCAAAACCAACAGTTTTCTGACAACCAACAACAGTTACAACAACAAACAATGATGCCACAGTCTCCATTTTATAGAGGAAACATTTAATAATGGCGCTCCAAGGTTATACAATGCCACCACCATCCAATGGGTTGGACTTGGTGACTCCTATTG